GGTGGCGCGGACGGTCGCCGAGCCGGAGGCGCGGACGGTCGCCGAGCCGGTGGCGCGGACGGTCGCCGAGCCGGTGGCGCGGACGGTCGCCGAGCCGGTGGCGCGGACGGTCGCCGAGCCGGTGGCGCGGACGGTCGCCGAGCCGGAGGCGCGGACGGTCGCCGAGCCGGTGGCGCGGACGGTCGCCGAGCCGGAGGCGCGGACGGTCGCCGAGCCGGTGGCGCGGACGGTCGCCGAGCCGGTGGCGCGGACGGTCGCCGAGCCGGTGGCGCGGACGGTCGCCGAGCCGGTGGCGCGGACGGTCGCCGAGCCGGTGGCGCGGACTTCAATCCACACACCACGGGGCGACCGGATGTCGATGTACTCGACACCCTCTCTGATTGCGGTGTCCAGTTCGGATTGGGTGGTGACGGTGCGCTCGTAGTCGGTCATTGTGTTCAGTTCTCCCAAGCGTTCAAGGGTTTAAGTGGGCCCTATCGGTACTTCCGGTCTTGAGCGGCTGTTGCGTGCCAATCCTTACAACAAGCTGCCGAACTGAGCGAAGATCTCCGTGTCATCGAGTCCACGGATAAGCATGCCGCGCTGCGTGGGAGTCGCCATGGCGGCGGCATACCTCTCCTCGAACCGATCGAACAGGTCACCGCGCAGGCCCGGGAACTCAACGGCCAGGAGGTCATTGTCGTCGGGCCACTCGGTCTCCGCCATCTCGAACAGGCGACGGCCTGCATCCCGGTTGGCGCGGCGCAGCCTGCCGATCTCGACGGCCAGCACCCAGACGATCAACTCAACGGAGCAGGCAAGCACGAGAGTGACCAAGAAAGTAAGCATCACTTGCATCCGTTCGCGGCGTAGGCAGGGTAGTCGGTGTGGCCCGTGGCCACGAACTCGCTGCAGTTGTAGTCGTGCAGCTGCTGCCCCGACAGCGGCGCGGTGTGCTGCACCACGGTGGGCCAGCCGTTGAACGCGGCCACCTGGTTGGGGCCGAACCACATGAGCAGAAGCGCAGTAAACGCGGCCACCGCAGGCCCGACGATCAGGATCATGACGCGCGTCGGCGAGGTGAACGGGTTGGCTGCCTTGGTGCTCATGAGAAGGACGCTACTCGCCTTGTCCATAACTGTCAACATCTCCTCGTCGACTTCCGCTCGTTGCCGGTGACGATCCCGGCTCGAGCCGCGCACGTTGCGGTTGGTCGTCCCCCGGTGGGTCATACCGGCACCCTCGCGAGCATCCGGGATGCCTTGGTGATGTCGATAGTGTCGGACAGCGTGACCTTGTCCAGGCCGTCAGGGTTGATCCCCAAGCTGCGTGCGAACCCACGTTGAGCGTCCGACGGCGACCCGCCACGCCGGCGCCACCGTGCCTTGCTGCTGGCCACGGACGGGTCCTCTTCCACTGCGAGCTCCCCCGCCCACCTCAACGCCTCTCCGGACTCGCAGTCCGTGCGCAACCACTCCACCCTGCCGCCGTGCTGTGGTGTCTTGCCGACTCGCCAGCGGCCGTCGTCGGCCGCCAGGAAGTACAGGCTGTTCCGCGTGCTCACGAACAGCACGCCGCGGTCGGTGCGCCGCCAGCGCGCTTCCGTGCCGGCGAACAGGTCAACGTCCGTCCAGCCCTGCGCCTTGTCGTACCGCTTTGGTGCGGTGTCGCCCCCGCCATCCTCTTCGTCTTCGTCCCATGGATCATCGTCCGGGTCGCGCACCTCCGGCGTCTCGTTCAACTCGATCAGCGCGTGCAGGTTGTGGCGCTGCGTCGCGCCGGCGGCGTCTAGCACGATGGCGTCCGTCTTGCCGGGCCATGGCCGGAGCACGCGGCCAATCTGCTGGATAAACAGCCCCTGGTGCAGCGTCGGGCGCGCGAGTACCGCGGCCGACACCCACGGAGCATCCCAGCCTTCTGCCAGTGCGGTGCAGGACACCAGTACTTGCAGCTCGCCCTTGCGCTGTTGTTCGTTGCGTTCGCGCCGGAGCGCTCGAGGCGTTGAGCCGAACATGCCGGCGGCAGGGAAGCCCGCGGCGGTGAGCCCGTCGGCGAAGTACTCAGCGGAATCCACGGTGGGGGCGAACAGCACGCCTTGGCGGTCGGACGCGTGCTCCCGGTACGCGTCGACGATCACCGTCCGGGTGTCTTCAGTGGTCATGGCGATGCCCAACGCGCGCTCGTTGTAGTCGCCGGCCGTTTTCTTGACCGTGTCCAGGTCGAGGTCAGTCACCACCGCTTTGGCCGTCGGCGGCACCAGATACCCGCGTTCGACGAACCACTTGATGCCCTTGGTATAGACCACCTCCTCCCAGATATCACCCAGTCCGCGCGTGTCGCCGCGGGACATCGTGGCCGTGAACCCGGCAACCCGTGGCCCCCATGGAACCCACGCACCCAGCGACTCGAGCACGCGGATGTAACTCTCCGATGCCGACCTATGGCATTCGTCCACAATGATGGTGCCGAAGGTGCCGATCTGCGCTAGCCGGGCCGCGCGCTGGACAGTCTGGATACTGGCCACCACCACCGCGGCCCCGCCCTCGTTCTGCGACCCGCGCACGATGCCCACGGACAGGGTGCGATCCATGCGCCGGAGCTTGTCCACCGTTTGCTGAATCAGCTCGTCGCGGTGCACGAGAATCAGCACGCGTTGACCGCGCCGGTCGTGGCTGAGCTTGGCCATCACCACCGTCTTGCCCGCGCCGGTCGGTAGCACAACGGCCAGCCGCTGACCGCCGTCGGCCCACCGCTCGGTGAGTGCGGCGATCGCCTCGTGCTGGTACTCGCGCAGTGCCAGCGCCTCGCTCACTCGCCCAACCCCTCTCGGTATCGCGACACGTCCTCGAAGAACGTGTCCTCTGTGGACTCGTAGTGGCGCTCGTCTTCCGGCAGCGGGAACACGGCTACCGCGACACAGCACACCATAAGTGTGACGACGGCGACCAGCAGCAGCGTGTAGAGCGCGTAGGCGACGATGATCACAATGCCGCCAGCATGATCGGGTCGCGCTGCTCGGCTGCCCACTGCTTACACAGCTGCCAGACGGGGCAGTCTCCGCACAGTGCGGCTGCCTGGCTGAGTCGATACGCCCATTCCGTGGCGGACTCACCGTACATGCGCGGCTCGAACAGGAACGCCGTGCGCGGTGAGCACGCGGCACCGCTGCGCACCTCGAGCGACGGGAACGTGCCGCGAAGAGAGTAGTCAATCTCGCGTACCGCGTACCGGGCCTTGACTTCCGGCCGGTGTTCGTGCCGCCCACTGACGCGGCGCGCACTAGCTTGCGTTACCTTCCGGCATTCCCGGCACCGCCGTGAGCCGTCGGTGGCGTTCGGCTTGGACAGGTCGTGCAGCCCCCGCCGGCACGTGCGCGGGGGAAGCGCGGCAACCGTCTCGGTATGGCACGCCCGGCAGAATGGCCGGTATTCGCGGTAGACGATCGCTTCCTTGACCGGATGACCGGCTTCGGTGACCGGGTGATCGGCCTTGGCGCACGTACCCCGGTCGAGGTCGGCCGCCGTCAGCACGGGGTTCCCGTACATCGTGGCACGCGGTTTGTCCGCGGTGGCTGACATCTCAGTTGCAATCGACTGCGGTCACGGTGGCGGTGACCGGAGTAGCTGACTTGGGTGTGGAGATTGCTGACGAGCGCACCGTCAGTTCCGAGCCCACGCTGCTTACGGTTCCGATGACTTCCCCCGATTCATCACCGGTGATCGAGTAGGTGATCTGGCACGATTGCCCGTTGAGGTCGGATAGGTTTTTGGTGTAGGTCAGGTGTGGTTCCACCAAGACACTGCAGCCTGCGCTCCCGAAACATTGCTTGGAGGTGACTTTCAGATCCACGGTGAAGTCCGACGCCTAGTGGGCGCGGGGGTGTTGGCAGTGAATAGAGAGTTGTAGTCGCTGCCCCCCGGAGGGGCATTCAACGGTGCGGTACTACCTTCTCCTCCACCGCCTTCACGCCAGCACCGGTCGCTTTGCAGTGCTCTTCGGAACGAGCACGAGCACCAGCGCAACCAGCACGGCGGCGACAGCCGCGATACTGATCGCGATGGTGCGCAGCGTGTGCCTCGCGCGCGGGGGTTCGGTTGGGACAACGGTCGCCTGGTCGATGTCGGTCATGGTTGGTTCTCCCTCGGTCAGTGGAACAATCGGACGACTTCGGCCACCACGCCAACGGTGAGCGCGACCGCCAACCAGAAACGGCGAACCAAGTAGTTCGGCGGGCGACGGTAGTGGTGCATGCGGGTCGGAGCCTTTCTCGTATTGAGCAAACCTGGTGGTTGATAGACGGCCTTGTGGTTAACTCGCGAGGGCGTTTTGCCAATCTCGCTCGGCCAACTTGGGCGCTTTCCGGGCGTCCATTCGGTCGCCTTGGCCTACGCACAGCGGCGGGTGAACCTCTTCCCACCTTTTGCGCTTGTCCGACCAGCGTGCGCAACTTCCGTTGGTGAGCCACACGCTTCGAGACCGCGGGCCAGGGGACCACACCTCACATTCGGCGGGTTCCCCGGCGTTGTTGATGTACTTCATTTCGTTTCCTTCTCAGACCAGGTGACGGTGAACGATCGGGTAGTCTCCGAAGTTCTTGCGGCCCCACCAGGCGGCGGCCTTCTCGGAGGTCATCCCGCCCTTGCGGCGCATGGTGCAGATGACCGGTTCTCCACAAGCCGCGTTCGAGCCGTTCTCCAGCTCGATGCCGAGGTAGGCCACGATCCGGATGTTCCAGCCGGTTCCCGGAGCCACGGCGGTGGTGTAGATCTTCGGGGTACCGGCCGCGACCAAGACAGCGTCCGCCTCAGTCCAGAACTCGGCAGCGTCCTCGTGAGTCGAGTTGAACTCCAAGGCCGCTGCGATCGGGTCGGTCATCTTCGCTATCGAGGTCATATGAAGGACTCTACTCGTTTGTCCACAACTGTCAATAACTTTCTACGCGAGCACGGAGTCCAGTTCCGCAAGGTCGAAGTCGGCCGGTTGAGGCAACCAGGTGCGGCCGTTGATTTCAGCCTCACACTCGAAGCGGACACCGCGCCACGTGAATGTCATGCACTCTTCGAGGTCGCGCCGTGCCTGCGCGGCCATGGCTTCCGGCACGCACAGGATGATCTCATCGTGCAGCACGAACCACAGATACCGCCCGTACCCGCGTGCGCGCAGCCGTTCCCAGCACGCCAGGAGAAGATCACGCTGTGTCCCCTGCGTTTCGTAGTTGAGACCCTTTCGTGACGGCTTGGGGTACACCTTCGGCTCGTCACCGTTGATTACCACGTATCGGTCCCACAGCGGGCACACGCGACCGGACTCGAGCACCACAGCGGACTGCAGGTTAATCTCCCGGGCGTGCTCGAACAGCCGCGAGTACCGCGACTCCCACCGCCGCACCGGCGCGATGTCGTCGACACCCAGCGTGGACAGCACGCGGCCGTCGCCGCCTCCGTAGCACTTGGCCAAGAAGCCTGCCTTGCCCCCCTGCCGCATGAGATAGGACGCCGTGCCCGCGGTCTTGCCCTGCGACGGCACGTACAGGTCGCCGAACGCCGTTGTGGCAATAGCGCCGTTGAGGTCGCCGGAGTAGATGTCCTCGAGCAGGTTGGCGTCCCCCGACAGCGCGGCCATCGTGCGCGGCTCGCCCTGTGACAGGTCGCAGGACACCAGGGTGAAGCCCTCCGGCGCGCGGTAGGCCGCCCGGACGCGGGTGTCTTTCTTCGGTTGCTGCTGCAGGGGCGGGTCCATAGCGGAGTTCCGGCCCGTCGTGGTACCAATCGCCAGGTGACGCCAGTGAATCAGGCCATCCCGCTCGGTGGCGGCAATCATCGGTTCGACGTAGGTCGTCCGGAATTTGCCCGCGGCGCGACTGGCCAGCACCAGGCCGGCGAGTTCCCCCACATCGCCCTGCCGGGCGCGCAGCTGCTTGAGCACGGACTGGTCCCAGGACGGCGCCGGCGGGGTACCGGGCTTGCCATTCTTCCCCGCGGTGCCTTTTGTCATCTTCAGCGGCGCCACACCGAGCGACGTGAACGCCTCGCCCACAGACGGGCCCTGCCCGCTTGGCTTGACCCCGTGGTCGTCTAAGGCTGACTCGTTGTCAGCGACCACTTGCGCCATCGTGCGGTCAAGCCAGATGGCATATGGAGAGTCGACCCGCATCCCGCGGAACGTCATCCGGTCAATATCCCACTGCCAGCGCAGGTCGCGTTCGACGATGGCCCATTGCCCCCGCGCCTTGATCGCCGCGCGCATGTGGTGCCACAGTCTGATCGCCATTAGCGGGTCGAGAGCCGAGTACCGGCGGTAGACGTCTTCGGTGGTGGGCACGTTGGCGTACCCCCAGCTTGTCAGGCGGTTGCCGACGCGCTGCCCCACGGGCGCGTGGTCGCGGAACCACTGCGCGAGCTCAGTATCGGTCTGCTCGAGCACCGGCGACAGCTCACGGGTGGTGGTGGGCTTGAGCCCCTTGCGGTGGGGCAGCCGCGGGTCGATTCCCTCTTTGTCTTCCGGCATCACGGTGCGCGGATCGTGGTAAGCCAGCACCACTTGGGTGTCAACGACGTGAGGAAAGTCGTCGTCCATCCGGAACGCACCGGGGCACGCGTTCTCGATGAACGGTATCTCGGCCGAGCCGGGGAAGTGCGCCACCCAGAACCGGTGTTGCCGGATGATGCTCCGGATGAACTCCGTGCCCAGCGTCTGGATGTCCAGCAGCCACACCTCGGTGACGCTGGCTATCTGGACGAATCGGAGGATGTGCTTGTACCCGAACGGGTCTTCGGAATTCGTCTCGCTGTCCAGTCCCAGCGCTTCGGTGGCGTGCGCGTCCAGCCACCGGCGCAGCACCCGGTGATCACCACCGTCAGGGCCACTCAGCACGTGTACATCGGCGTAGCGGTCGGTGACGCACCCCGTGTCCAGGACGAACGACTCGATCACAGCGCACACCGCATCCGGGCTATTTGGGCGTACTCCGGGTTCAGCTCAATGCCGGTCCAGCGCAGCCCTGCCCTGCGCGCTACTGCGCACGTGGTGCCACTACCTGCGAACGGGTCCAGCACGTGTCCGCCAGGTGGACAGTAGTCGGTCAGGATGCGCTCTACCAGCGGTTCGGGGAACACAGCGGGGTGCTTACGCCCCAACGGATCCCGATAGCTGCCCACGGGGAATTCCCACACGTCGTGACCGAAACGCCCGCCGTCGATATTCCGGCAGTATGGCTGGTTGGTGCGGGATAAGTGCAAGATGGTTTCGTGCGAGCGCTGAGACCGGTTGCGGACGGACTCCGGCAGCGGGTTGGGTTTGTGCCACACGATTTCCTGACGCCACACCCAGCCCGCGTCTACTGCTGCGAGCGCCAACCGGAACGGCAGCCCGATCAACGACCCGTTCTTCACGCCGGCAACTCCCCGCTGGACAGGGCGGGCGTGCACGCGGCCTCCCGGGTCTGCCGCACCGCCGCGCACTTTCCGGTCCACACCGCCCGTTCTGGCGTACTTGTCGCCCACCACCAGGAACACCGAGCCGTCCGGGGCGAGAATGCGCTGTACACCGTCAAGCACATCGATCAGGGCCTTGACGTAGTCGTCCGGGTGGAGTTCAGCGCCGATCTCTCCCGGCACGCCGTAGTCACGCAACCCAAAGTATGGCGGGCTTGTGACCACGATATTGGCCAACCCGCCGTCCAATGCGGTCAAGCACGTGCGGGCGTCGCCCTCGATGATCACAGTCACTCCGATCAGCTTTTAGCTTTGCGTGGACGTATCGTTGGCTGTTGTCAGGGCGTCGACTACGACGTGCGCCCGGAGCGCGTACACCGCGCGGCCGTTATCGGCGGTGCAAGCGACCATCGGGATGTCGAAACCACCGATCGACACGACGTACTCCGACTCGACAACGCCCGAGAACGGGTCATTCGGTCCGATATTGCGGTGCAGGTGCCCGACGACGTGCTGCCCCACAAGGCTGGCTTGGCTCACGGTGATCTCCTCGGTGCGGCGTGTCGAACTGCTATGAGCGACGCTAGTCCTCGTGTCCAAAACTGTCAATAACTGATTTTGGCCCGCAGGACGGCGCGGTAGCGCTCGATCTCGCTGCGCTGGTAGCGCACCACGTTGAGTCCTAGGGACGGTTCGGTCGGCGTGGGGCCCTTGACGCGGCGGATGAGACCCAGCTCGGTGTACCGCGCCAACGTGCGCGTCGATACCTTGAGCCGGGCGGCAGCCTCTTCTCGCGTGAGCCATGTCTTGGAGGTCATGGCGCCACGGTACGGGTCTTGACAGTTTTGGTCAAAGAGGGCACAGAACAACGCCCCGCCAGGGTGGTGGACCCCGACGGGGCATTGCTGCCTGACCGACACCAGGACAGGCTAAGGCTACTCGGCTCATGGCCATGGTGCGATGCCACTCGCGTGAATGGACGCGGCGTTGGGCGCGCTGCCGCTACTTTCCGAACGTCGGGGTGGTGGTTGATGAGTCGGTCGGTTGCGGCCGACCGTTACTCGCTTATCTCGGTCTCGCCGTCGCGTTGAGCTTCGCGTTGAGCGCGTCAGCGACCTTGCACCAGTGTGGGTCGTGCGGGTTGCCGGTCGTTCCCCACGGCAGCATGAGCTGGTCACCTGTCGCCCTGGGTATGACGTGGATGTGCAGGTGGAAGATGCTCTGCGTGGCCGGTTTGCCGATGCTGGTCAGGATGTTCGAGTGGTCCATCTCGCGGGCCAGTTCGGCGGCGCGGTGCATGGTGTAGGCGGTGACGACGGGGTCGGTGGTCGCGTCGTCTACGTGCTCGCGTGGGACGACGAGGACGTGCCCCTCGACGACGGGGTCGAGCGGTTTGAACGCCACGGCGTCCGGCCACTCGCGGACGATCGCAGCAGGCGCGGTGCCGGCCACGACCTCGCAGAACACGCAGTCGCTCACGGTCGGCATGTCGTCATCCCGCCTGTTCGATGTCACGGTCGTAGATGGTGTTCTGCGCGGGCAGGAGGTGCACCACGGCGAGCGAGATGAACCGCGGCGGTGGCGCGGGCGGGTAGGCCTTGCCACGGCGGACGGCTACACCACGGAGCACGGTGACGCCGTCGTCCCCGATGCCGACGAGGTGGGCGACCGCATCCAGCAGTGGCGCGGCTCCGATGACGATCAGGTGGGAGCCGACGAGGACGCTCGCCGAGGGTGGTGTGGTGGCCGTGACTCTCAGCCGCTCCGGGGACCGCGGCCCGTCGGCGTTGGGCACGCGAACCGGCGGCGCAGTGAGGCGTGCGAGGTCGTCGGCGGTGAGGTTGGCGACGGCCTTGATCATCGCGTCGTAGATGTCAGCGGTCCGTTGGCCGACCGCGACTTCGCCGAACAATCCGCGCGGGCACGGGATGAGGGTACGCACCATGCTGCGCGGCTGGCCGTAGCTGAACCAGCATTCCCACTCCGCCTGGGTTCCGACCATCGGGCGGGTGTCTCGGGTGATGACCACGCTCGCGGCAGTGAGTCCCAACCATCGGTCAGGCGGGTCTGCGGGTGCGGTGCCGGTTCGCCAATGGACGTCGATGAGTTCGATGATGGCGTCGGGTCCGCCGGTGAAGCCGCGCTGGTAGTTGGTGCGGACCTGCTCGCGCCAGTCGGCGGGCAGTGTGACGGTGTCGGTCATTGGTCAGCCTGCCTGTTCGAGGGGTAGCGCACCGCGGCGCTTGCGGAAGGACTCGATGGCCTCCTCAATCTGTTTGGGATCCTTTTGCACAAATCGACCAGGTCTTCGCCTCCGACGGCGTCCAGATCACACGAACCGTGCCCCGAAGCAGCAGACCCGTCCACGGAATCGGCCCGTTCATGGGCCCCAGCAGCCCCTGAACGACACGCTCGACGCACATCCAGCCCCCTGCCTTGTGCTGCCACGCATGGTCGTAGGCGTCGAGCGCGACCGCGTAGACCGGCGGCTCGGTGGGGACGGTGATGGTGATGGCGGTTTCAGGCATTGGTGGGCTCCTCGGGGGTGTGTGTGTGTGTGGACGGATGACGGCATCGGCGACGGTACACGTGGCGACGCATGGCTGTCAATGGCGACGCTTGGCGACGCTTGGCTAGCCGCGGGTCCTGTTTACGCGTACCCTTCCGCTCATGACCGACACACCACAACCTTCGCGTGCCCGCGTCCAGCCTGCGGGCGTGGCGGGGCTTTCGAGGGCGGAAGCAGCAGCATACCTCCGTATCGCCCCACGGACGTTCGACCGGTACGTCATGGACGGCCGGATCACCAAGCACCGGCTGGTGCCGCGCGGCCGCCCCTACTTTCTGGTCGCCGAGCTGGACGCTTTCGTCCGGGCCGACGGTGCCGCGTGACGGAGCTCGAGCCTCCAGCCGTCGTTGAGGCGCGTGCCGCTCAGCAGCTCGGCTACTACGTCTTCCGGGCCTCGATCGCCCGGCAGCCGGATGGTAAAAAACTGGTCACGTTCCCGTCGTCATGGGCTGCTGCCAGCACGCTGGACCCCGCCGAGCTCGAGGCCATCGCCGGTACGGGCGCGTACGGGATCGATTGCGGGAAGTCCGGAGTCGTGGGGGTCGACCTCGACAACCACGTAGGCGGCCCGAACGGCGTCGAACTATGGGCAGCCCGCGGCCTGCCTACCAGCCCTCTGCAGGTCACCACCCAGGCCGGCGGCGTGCACCACTATTTCCGCACCGACGCGGCCGCGGGGTGGACCACAGCCGGGCTGGGGGTGCTCGGGGTGGACATCCGGGGCGACGGCGGGCTGGTGTTTGGACCTGGCAGTGCGGTGGCCGGCGGGGGCACCTACGTCCGGAGCGCGCCGTGGTCCAGCCCGGTCGACCTACCGCTCGTGCCGTCGGCCGTCCTGCGCGAGCTCGTCGTGGAGAACACGCAGCGTAAGCAGCAGCGCGCCGCCAACCTAAACCCGGTCGCCTTCGCTCCGGTCACCGGGAGTGAGATCGAGCAGTGCCGACAGCGAGCCGAACAGTCCTTCGCGGTGCTCGAGGCGTCGGTGTCCGGCGGGTTCAACATCGCGTTGAACGACTATTGCTTCTGGGTTGGACGGCTGTTCGCCACCGCCGAGGCCGCGGGGGAGGACGGTGACTTCAGCGTGGACGCGGCCCAGGCCTACATCGAGGGCAGGATGACCGCCAGCACCGTCATGGACGCGCCGGACCGGAACGACCGGCAGACGATCGGCAGTTCCGGCATCGAGCGGGGCATGCGGCAGCCGTTCACTGCGCCCATCGTCGCGAGCAACCCTGCCGACCTGGTGCCGCCGGATTTTACCGGTGACATCCGTCGTCCGGATGATCTTGGGACCCCGGACGGACGACGCTCCGACCTGCTGAATCATCCGTGGGTGGCGAAGCGGATAAATGATCTTCGGATCGAGCAGGAAGTACAGCGTCAGTGGACGGCGGAACGGTTCCCCTACGCCGCACGGATCGAAGCCAAGGGGTTCGAGCCAGTCGCGGACGTCGTACTCAAGGCCGCCACCGCGCCACGAGAGTTTCTGGTGGACCGGTGGCTGTACCGCGGCAGCTACGGCGCACTCGGCGCCGAGTACAAGGCAGGGAAGACGTGGCTGGTCATGGACCTGGCGGTGTCCATCGCGGCCGACGTGCCGTTTATGGGCGTCATCCCTGTGACCAGCGGAAAGGTCGCCATCATGCACAACGAGGGCGACATGGGCGAGTTCGTGGCCCGGCTCAAGGCTGTCGCCGAATCCAAGGGCGTCGAGCTCACGCCGGAGCGCATGACCCGAATCCGGGTGCAGAACGGTAGCTCGATCATGAGCGATCCGATAGCCGTGTCCCGGCTGTACGACGACCTCAAGGATTTCGAGCCTGACCTGCTGATTATCGACCCCTGGTATCTGTCCGCCGGTGACGAGGCCGACGGCAAGACGCTGTCCCGGGTCGGGATGGTGCTCCGCAACCTGCAGGGCGTCGCCGGCGAGCTGGGTGCAGCCCTGCTCATTACCACCCACTGGAACAAGTCCGGCGACGGGAAGGGGTTCTCCCGCTGGTCGGGCGCCGGCCTGCAGGAATGGGGCCGCGTGCTTATCAACGTCGGGGTTAAGCGCTACACGGCCGCCGCGGCGTACGCGCAGGACAAGACAGGCCGGACGTCGGCTGACCTCGAGATCGAGTTGCGGGGGCAGACCAGCGGCGTCTACCAGGTCACCAGGACGGTGTGGTCCGGTGATGCGGGCAAGCCGGCGGCCCCCCTGCACTACGAGGTGACTGCTGCAGAGGCGATCGGGGAGGCGCCGTCATCAGGCACCGACCCGCTCTACCGGGCGCGTGAGCGTGTCCTGTCGGCGCTCGCCAAGGCTGAGGGGGACCGGAACACGCCAATTCAGATCGGGCCGCTTCTGGAGATCGTCGGGGCGTCGAACAAGGGGCGTCGCGCTACGGGCTACCGGGACGCGCTCAAGCAACTCATCGTGGACGGAATGGTCGAGCAGAACGACACCGGCAAGAAGGCCGGTGCGTCCAAGATCTACGCCTACTCGCTGACCGTCGATGGGCAACGGGAAGCGCTCGAAAGTCCGGGCCTCGAAGAAAAAATGTCCGGTTTGTCGGGGTCGGTCTAAATGATCTTGGGACGACGACAAAACGGGGCATATCCGACATGTCCGTTTCATCGTCCCAAGATCACGGACGACGGATGCTCTGGACGACGAGAATCACCAGGTGGGAGCGTCGTCCCAAGATCATGGACGATGACGGACGACAACACACAATCTCATCCGGGGGGAGGTCTACCGATCCCCCGGAGAGGTGTTCGTCGTCCCGTCGTCCAGACGTATAGGGACGACGGATTGCGGACGAAGAACGATCGTTCTGCTTTTTGACCGACAGCGAGAGGCTAGAAAATGATCATCAACGAGTCCAGGTTCATCGTGGCGATGACCGTCGAGGTGTCGCCGGAGCCCGCCATTGCCACCGTCGTGGCGTGGGACCTTCCGGACGACCCGGAAGCGGCCGCCGGTGTCTGGGTGGTGACCCCCGCCGGACGGCTGGTCCGCGACCGGGCCGACGCGTGGACGTTCGACATCCGGATGACGGCTGCCGTGGTTGCTGTCGAAGGTGGCCTGTGATGGCCGCGCGGATCGCCGTGGACGTCGATCGGTCGGCGATCGGCCGGTCGAGCAACCAGCGTGGCAAGGGCTACGAGCGGCAATTTGCGCTATTCCTGCAGGTCAGCGGGTGGCCAGAAGCGAAACGAGCGGTGGTGACCGGCTTCCGCACGGCAAAAACCGTCTCAGATGACCCAGGAGACATCGCGGGGACCCCTGGCTTGGTGTGGGACGTGAAGAGCCGGAAAGTGCCTCTCCGGCACAGTGAGGCGGTCACAATGGCCATCGCTGTCAACACGATGAGGGCCAGTGTGACGGCCGACTTCGGGTTCTTGATCGAGCGGAACCCCGGAAACCCGGTCGCCTCGTGGTGGGCGTGGGCACAGCTCGACGACCTGCGATCGCTTGTCGCCAACTGGAAGTGGCCGGCCGATCGGTCACCTGGATGGCCGCTGGTGCGGATGCGGGTCGCCGACCTCGTGCCATTGCTCCATGCCGCGGGCTACGGCGACCCGGTCAACCCCTTCGGTGACGCATCGTGACGGATATGCGAGCGCACATGAGCGCTGAAGAGCTACTGCCGTTGTTACGGTCAGTAGTCGAAAAGCGATCGTCAACGGGCAACGGACCGATCGGCCCGCCGGCGTACGGCAGCAAAGTGCCCATCAACCTCGACGCGCTCGAGCTGCACCGCGCGCTCGCGGCGGACCCGTTCAACAGCGTTCTGCTCGAGCAAGCCGAGCGGGTGGTGGACGGCCGTCATCCGATGGCAGCCGGTGAGTGCGCGAAGTGCGGGCTGTACCTCACGGCCCACGATGACCACGACCGAGTTTGGTGTCCGCGGTGCGGCACTGAGCACGATGTGGTCACCGCTCGGTTCGTTGCGTCCAATACCGCGCTCACGACGTGGCTCACGGCAGCCGAAGTCGAACGGTCCGTGTCGCGCTACGGGAAGCCGATCAAGGCGACCCGCATCCGGCAATGGGCGGCACGCGGACGGCTGTCGGGGATCAACGGGCGATATCGCTTGGCGGATGTGCTGAGACTGGCGGACGGGGGCTAGTGGACGATCACGGTAACTGCCCGTAGTGTGACGATTCAGGGGCAGCGCTATCCGTTTCGCATGGGCGGGTAGCGCCGCACCCGCACCGCAGGGTCACGACCACCCTCATAAACCACGCACATCGCCGGATCACCGAGCAGTCATCGGACACCGGCAACGCAGCGCCGCTGAGCGCACAGTGGGAGGCACACTCGTGACAAGCGAATTAGAACTGCGGTCACCGCAGTTGTGGCGGTGGTTCTACCACGAAGTGCTAGGTACATGGCCTGGCAAACATGAGGGCCACCCGGCATGAGCGTGGGCTGGCAGCGCAACGTCCGTCGTGTCCACAGTAGACAATGGCATCACGTGATGGCCATCGTGGCGCAACGATCGGGCGGACGATGTGAGGTCGTGGATAACGGAGTCAGGTGCAACGTACCCGCTCGCGACACCGACCACATCACGCCCGTCATGGCAGGTGGACAGGACACAGTGGACAACGCGTGTCGCATTTGTGATTCACATCATCGAGCAAAGAGTGCAGCCGAAGGCGTTGCCGCCCGTGGTGCAGGTGCACGCAGGCTACGGCCTACCCGCCCGCACCCCGGACTACGGCAGGCCTAAGGGTGTGCTAGGCAGCTCATGCCTAAGTGATCATGAAGTTATCAAAAGTTTATCAAAAGTTTTCTTGATTTCTATTGACATTCTGGCCCTACGGGGGTACTCCCCCCGGGCGGGGCAAGACACCTGGTCGGTGGTTTAGTGGCAGCCAGCGTGCTCACCAGGTGGAATCAGCAGCTTTCATCCCCAATGTCCGATTCGCCCCGCTGTGTCGTGCACGGCGGGTCACGCCCCTACCGCGTAGGGAACGTGATGTCGAAAGGCTTGACAAATGGTAAGTGTTCCGGGCGGAAACAACGGAGGCCATAACCGCAAACGGTCTGACCTCAAGCTAGGCAGGCCGCAGACTTCAGCTGCTGCAGCTGTTGCCGCCGCCGGCGTCACCAAGCCGGAGGTCGATGCAGAAAGTTGCGTCCAACCCCCGCTGAAGTTCCCGCCAGGGGTGCGGCCGCCGCTGGCGATGACCAAGAACATCTGGGCAGCCATGGCGGTATCCGGCTACACGGAGGTATTCACTGCCGCGGACTGGACAGCGTGCATTCTCAAGCTCGTGGTGATCGACGATTTCATTCGAGGCATCGCCGACGGCAAGGGCTGGACGGCCATGAAAGCGTCCGAAGTGAACAGCATGATCGATTCGATGCTGCTGCAGGAATCGGCCCGCCGTCGCCTCAAGATCGAGGTGCAGCGGAAGTCCGAGCTGCCGGAAATCGCCATCGTGGCGCCGATCGATCGGGCGAAAGCGGCCGGCCTGTGACCGCCTGGCGGCTGCTGGCCACCTACCACCGTTGGTGGTGCCGGGAATGCCGGCGACTACGGCGGCTCGGGCTGTGAAGGCCGTCCGTGGCGTCTGCCGTGGGTGCGGCAGGGAACGAGCGCTCAAAAACGACCGTACGGTGAGGATGCATCAGTACCGCGGCACCGCGTGCCCCGGGGTTGACCATCCTCAGCGCGCGCCGGAGCGCCTGCACGCTCCGAAGTGACCGCCCCGCCGTGTCGTGCACGGCGGGTTACCCCTCGAAGGGGCCGCTATGACCGCCGTACTGGACAAGATCGACGACCCCCGCTTCTACGAGGTCGAACCACCTGAGGGCTACTACCGCGACGAGACCTGCGGAGCCTGGCGGTCGCTGCCGTGGCCGTCCACATTGGACGATCTGCCGCCGACGCTGGGTTTCGATGTCATCGTGTGGGGCGAGCAGTGGCTGGTGCACCACCTGACGGGTCAGCCGTGGCGCTACACGCCGAAGCAGAAGCGGTTCCTGGTGATGTTCTATGCCTTGAGCCCTGCACAACGGTGGGTGTACCGCCGTGCGGTCATGCGCAGGTCCAAGGGCAATGGCAAGTCGCCGTTCGCCGCGGCCATGCTGCTGACCGAGATGATGGGCCCGGTGCTCTTCGATCACTTCGACGAGCGAGGCAACCCGATCGGCCGTAACCACCGGGTCGCCCTGGTGCAGATCGCGGCCAACAGCGAGGGCCAGGCGCAGGACGTGCTCCTGGTGGCCAACGCGATGGTTTCCAAGCGGCTCAAGCTGCAGATGGGGTTCGAGGCCGGCAAGATCGGCTCGACAACCAAGTCCGGCAGCCGTATGCAGATCCTGACCACGTCGGTGAAATCGGCCGAGGGTGATCCCGCCACGTTCATCGCGCTCGAAGAGCCGCACCACATGACCGAATCCAGCGGCGGCAAGAAAATGGCGGACGTGGTGCGCCGCAACGTCGCCAAGTCGCCAGACGGTCAGGCCCGCATCTGCGAGTACACCAACGCGCACGAAGAGGGCGGTGCCAGCGTCGCCGAAGACACCTACGAGGCGTGGCAGGCACAGGTGGCCGGCCGGACACTCCGGCAGGACATCCTCTACGACAGCTGCGAGGCACCGGCGTACTTGAGCCTGCACACCGTGGAAGATGTCACGCACGGGCTCAAGGCCGCGTACGACGACGCACCGTGGGTTGACCTCGAGCGCATCGCGGCGGAGATCGACGACACCTCGACGTCGGAGGCAGACTCGATCCGGTTCTACTTCAACGCCACCGCGGCGAACGAGTCGGCGTGGGTCGACCCGCGGGCGGTGGACGCGTGCACGAGCTCGGACATGCTGCTGCCCGGTGACCGTGTCGCGCTGGCACTGGACTGCTCGAAGTCGATCGACGCCACCGCGCTGGTTGCGTGCCGGATAGAGGACGGGTTCATCCAGACGATCGCGATGTGGCAGCGGCCGCACGGTGATCGTGGCAAGGGGTGGCTGGTGCCGCGCAACGAGGTCAAGGCGGCCGTGCACAATGTGCGGACCCTCTACAGCGTTGCAGCGTTCTTTGTGGACCCGTCGCCGGCGCGGGATGATGAAGACGAGTCACCGTACTGGGGCGAATGCCTCGAGCAGTGGCACGCGGACTTCGCCGATTCGCTGCTGATCAAGGCCAGCCCGCGCGCAGCGGTGGTGTTCGACATGCGGATGTCGGTGCCGGGCGGAGCGGACCGCAACCGCCAGTTTACCGAAGAGGCGATGCTGACGGTGCAGGCGATCGACGAAGACCAGTCGTTCCGGCACGACGGTGCGCCGGACTTGAAACTGCACATGAAGCACGCGCGGCGACGGCCGAACCCGTGGGGGTATTCACTAGGCAAGGCAACGCGTGACTCCAAGGACAAAGTCGACCTAGCGGTGGCCATGGTGATCGCTCGCCTAGCGCGCCGTCTGGTGCTGCTGAGTGGCAAGGCCGCTGACGAAGCACCGGTAGACCGCACCGCATACATGGAATAGGGGGTCACAATGACGCAAGCACTGTCCGTTGTTCAGGACACTGTGGACGGTCCCCCGAAGGATATCGTCATGATCAAGGCGATTCTCTCGAAGATCGACATGCAGCGGAACCAGGAGCGGGACCGTGTCGGCCGAGTCGACGCGTATCTTCGCGGCGAGCAGGACTTGCCATATCTGCCGGCGAACGCGACGGTGGAATTCCGGCAGTTGCGCCATCGCGCCAAGCTGAACCTATTGCCGTTGATCGTTGGTTCGTCCACGGCCGCCATGAAAATCAGCGGCTACCGCACCCCGGGCGCCAAGTCGGATTCGCCGACGTGGGACTTGTGGAAGAAATGCGGAATGGTTTCGAAGAGCGCCAAGTTGGTGGAATCGGCGTTGGCCAATGGTTATAGCTTCGCGAGCGTCATGCGGGGCACGTCTGTGGTTGGTGGCGCCAGCACGTCGGTCCCGCAGGTCCGGGTGTACAGCGCGCGGCAGGCGTTCGCCGCCTACGCCGATATCACGAACGACATCTACCCACAGTACGTGGTGCTCACCAACACATCGATGACGAGCGTAATTGGGTTTGTCGACGACGAGTGTATCTACGAGCTAGGTAAAGATGCCGACCAGCAGCTCTCGATTAGGAGTTTCCAGTACCACGACATGGGTTGCTGCCCGTTCGTGCGCATCGCGCCTGGTGAGGACATCGAAGGCCGGTGCGTCGGTGAGGTGGCGCCTCACATCGGGCAGCAGGACCGGCTCACGCAGTCCGTCATGGACATGCTGATTGTGTCGAACTATGGCGCGCACCGCATCGTGATGGTGTCCGGTATCGAAGCTGCCAAGGACAAGGTAACCGGTAAGCCCATACCGATCACGGTGTCCAGCAAGCGGATCATCACCACGCCGGCGGCGGACGCGAAGCTGCAGACGGCCGTGGGGACGCAGCTTGACGGGTACCTCAAGATCATCGATCAGGCCGCGGCGCACATGGCCATCGCCAGCCGTACTCCGGCGCAGGCCTTGGCAGCCGACCTGACGAACATCGGCGAGGGCACGCTGACAGCGTCGGCTCAGACGTTCACGGGCAAGATCGACGACTACAAGACCACTTCCGGGGAGCAGTTCAAGGCACTGTTCGACCTGATCACTTTCGCCGTGGACGGCGCCGAGGATGAGACGGCCGAAGTGCTGTGGGCGGACATCGGCAACCGGTCGCTGGCACAGGTCGCGGACCCGCTGGTGAAGATCGCTCAAGGCCTGGCGTTCCCGCCGCAGGTGCTCTGGTCCATGATCCCCGGGATCACCCAGGATCAGATCGAAGAGGCCAAGCGGCTCATGCTCGACTCTGACCCAATTCAGGCGCTCAAGGCTGCCGGCTTCGCGGTGCGCGACTCGCTCACAGCGATCTCCAAATCCGACCAGCAGGGCGGCTGGGTGCCGGGCGCGGTCACGGGTCCGGGTAGCGGCGGTCCGCCGTGACGGCGGCACTCGCCGTCGTGGACCCGCCGGCGGCACTGGCGTTGACGGCCGCGAAGACCAACCAGGACGCAATCAGCGCGGCGGCACTCGCCGAACTCGCCGGCGTCATGCCGCTTTTGGTGCCGGACGACGCGGTGGCCACCACGCAAGGGTGGCTGCAGCAGGTGCTGCAGCTGATCAGCAGGTACCGGCAGCGGTCGGTGGCGCAAGCGATGATCGACTACAACAAGCTCCGGCTTCTGGTGACCGGTGACCACGCGACATTCACGCCGCGTGGCCTGCCGGTGCCGGACACCGGTGCAGTGGTGCACGATCTCCTGGTCTCCGGGCCCGGCAGGGCGATGCAGTCCCTCAAGATGCCGCACCCGGACACGCTGGTTGGTATCGCCAAGGCGAGCCAGCGTGCCGCGGCCGCCGCGCTCGTGCACACGGCGTTCGCCGTCAACGAGCACGTGCTCAACGGCGGTCGGGACGCCACGCTGACGGCGATCACGCAGGACTCGCAAGCGCGCTACGGCGCCACGCGGGTGGCGCGGCCGGACGCGTGCGGGTTCTGCAAGATGCTCACGGCGAACACCTACACGCCGGCGCATGTCGGGTTCGCGGCGCACGGCAAGTGCCGTTGTGTGGCGGGCCCGAAGTTCCGGGTTGACCAGCCTGTGCCCGCGGCTCAGCGAGCGGCACAAGAGCTGTGGGCCGCCACCACGAAGGGCTTGTACGGCAAGGCCGCGCTCAGCAAGTTCCGCGCGGTGTCCGACGGCCGCGAGTGGCAGGGCTGGGAGAGCAAGCCTAGCGCCAGAGGCGTCATCACCAAGGTGGCGCCCGACGGCACCCAGACAGCGTGGCGGGACGGCGGACAACTGTCACGCGGCCACGGCTCGAAGCCAGCGGCCAAGTCGACCGACGCGTCACCGGCGGGGGCCGTGCCCACCGACGGGGCGTTGAAGTCGCAGTACGCGGCAGAGCACGCCGCGCTCAGCAAGACCGTGGGGTCCACCAAGTCGGACGCCGCGCGTAAGTACCAAACCGACCGGATTGCGCAACTGAGCCGTATGATGGCCGCGCTGTAACCCCTGCCCACCGCGTGGTGCCGGGGCCACCCTTCGAGAGGGATAGATCACCATGGCTGACAAGACACCGGAAGAGATCGCTGCCGAGACTGCCGCAGCCGACGCGGCGAAGAAAGCGGCCGACGACGCTGCTGCAGCTGCCAAGGCCGAAGCGGACGCGGCGGACGCCGTCGACGGTGAGGACAAGCTCGGTGACCCGGGGCGCCGCGCGCTCGAGGCCATCCGGGAGAGCAAGCGCAAGGCAGCTGCTCGAGCAACCGAGCTCGAGGCGGAGCTCGCGAAGTACCGCAAGGCCGACAAGGACAAGGAAGACGCCAACAAGTCCGAGCAGCAGAAGGCCGAAGAGCGCGCAGCGGCGTTGTCATCGCGTGCGGACGCCGCGGAACTCACGCTGCTAAAGGTGGATGTGGGGCTCGATAAAGGCCTCACCAAGGCGCAATCCCTGCGGTTGGTCGGCAAGACGAAAGAAGAGCTCGAAGCGGACGCAGATGATCTGCTCGAGACTTTTGGGGCGACGGCCGCGTCGGCTGCCCCGAACCGTCGGCCCGTTCCGAGGCTGCGTGGCGGGGCAACCCCGCAGAACGAACCGGACGTGACCGACCCCAAGGCTCTTGCCGCTCTTATCAAGCGGTAGGAAACGGCATCCCTTCGTGAGGGCTGCTGCTGGACTGGACAACGCCGTTTAGCGGCACACGAAACGAAAGGACAAGCCGTCATGACTAACAGCTATCTCAAGCCGACAGTGATCGCTTCCGCGGCACTCGGCATTCTCGAGCGCGAAATTGTGCTCCCCTCGCTGGTGTGGAACTACGGCATCGAGGACTTCCGCGGCGCGTTCGGCGACACCGTCACCCTTCGCGTGCCGGCCCGCCTCGACGCCCGTACCCGCGCGCTGCGGTCCACCGCGACGATCACGCTGGACGACGTCAACGAGATCGGGGTGGACATCAAGCTCAAGAACGATGTCTACAGCGCCGTCCGGGTCACCGATGCCGAACTCACGCTCGACATCAAGGACTTCGGTCGCCAGGTGCTGCAGCCGCAGGTTGTGGCGGTCGCCCGGGAGATGGAAAACCAGGTCGCGGAAGTCATCGAGAACGTGGCGTACACGGCCGCGGCGGACTTCACCATCGCGAACGACGCCACCCAGGCGTCCCACCGCATCGCGAACTCGTTCCTCGCGGCCCGGAACTATCTCAACAAGCAGTTCGTCCCCGTGGCGGACCGTGTGATCGTGATGGGGTCCGACGTCGAGCAGGCCGTTCTGCAGTCGGACCAGTTCAACCGGTACGACAGCACCGGGCAGACCCCGTCGGCGATCGTCGACGCCCGTGTGACCACCATCGCGGGCTGCCCTGCGTACGTCTCGCAGGCACTCGACCCGACGCGTGCGTACATGTTCCACAAGGCGGCCTTCGCGGTCGCCATGGCCGCGCCGGTCGTCCCGGACGGCGCTACCTTCGGCGTTCAGCAGTCGTACAACGGCATGGCGATGCGGTGGCTGCGTGACTACGATGCCACCGTGCTGGCGGACCGGTCGATCGTCAACGCCTACATCGGCGCGAACGCGGTCACCGACGGCAAGTCGGCGGAAGTCCAGACGGTCACCATCACCGGCGCACCGACGGGCGGCACGTTCACCCTCACGGCCGGCGGCAGCACCACGGCCGCCATCCCGTACAACGCCACCGCGTCGCAGTTGCGTTCGGCGTTGAACTCGCTGGAGAGTGTTCCGGACGCGGTCGTTTCGCTGTCGGGCGCGGTCTACACGGTCAAGTTTCCGGTAGGCACCAACGTGGCCGCGATGACGGCGACTCCGAGCTTCACGGGTGGCACGTCGCCGAGCGTGGCGATCGCCACCGTCACCGACGGCGGTACCACGGGCCTGTTCGTCCGTGGGTGCCGTCTCACGCTCGAGGCTGCGGTCTAAGAGGAGGCAGCATGTACGGCACGGTTGCAGACGTCAGTGCTCGGCTAGGCGAAGTCCTGGTGGCGGCTACGCCGGACTACAACCGTGCCGCTGCCAACCTTTTCGACGCGTCGGTACTGATCGACGCTGAGACAGGGCAGACGTGGGACCCGCCCACGGGTGCCCCGCCGATCGTCACGTTGATCGCTATCCGGGTTGCGGAGCGAGCTTTCCGCAACCCGGACGCGGTCACCTACCAAGGCGCCGGAGCGTTCACGCAGGGCTTTGCGCAGAACACCGCCAAGGGTGTTTTTCTGTCGGAGGACGAAAAATCGCTGCTCGCCGTACTCAAGGTCGGGGGCTCCGAAGATCGGTCCTTGGTGAGCGTCGAGATGACGGGCGAGTACGCCATGGAGCTAGGCGCCCTGTTCTTGCAGGATCAGTACGGTGGGGATGCCATCCGGTATGGCGGCCTGAACGACCCGTACTTGTGGGACGGGCCGAGCTGATGTTCCAGTATCAGACCACAGTGGACGTTCTTGGTCCGGTCGTCGTCGTCAACGGTCGTCCGGAACTCGGGTCCGTGCTCGAGACAATCCCTGCTGCCGTCGTCGACTCTTCCGCCACCGTAACGGACCCGGCAACAGGCCGTATCTCGGTGGTGCAGCAGTGGGAACTCTATGTCCGCCGCGGTGTGGTGGACCTGACCTCGGTAACCAGTGTGCGCGGCGCTGACGGCACGTTGTACGACGTGTCCACGGCGCGGCAGTCTCCGTTCCGGCGGGGCGAGTGGCTGGTGCTGGCAAAGGTGCGTGCCGAATGAGCAGCCGGGTGGAGATTGACGAAGCAGGGTTTTCTGCTTTCGAAAAGTCCATTGTGGACGCATGCGACACGGTGATCGTGTCTGTTGCTGTTGAGGCTATCGACCGTGCGGCCAAGAGAACGGGCGCGATGGCCAGGAGCGTTGACCACAGCGGTAACGCACACACTGGGTATCAGATCTTTGCCGACGCGGGGCACGCGGCCTATGTGGAGCGCGGCACAGAGAAGTTTGACGCTGAGCCGTTTCTTCGCCCATCAATCCACACCGAACGGATTATCACGCAAGGGTGAGGGGCGGTCGTGTTCACACCAGTAGACGGCATGGCCACTGAAGCATCAGTGGCTGCTGCGTGGGTCGCTCAGTACACAGCACTTCCGGTCGGCGATGTTCTACCGAGCACCACAAACATTCCTACCGGGTTCGTCAAGTATCAGGTGATCGCCACGTCGCTCGACCCCAGCATGGGGGCCGTGGCGTCGCGATGGTCGCGCGTGCAGTACGACGTCTACTTCTCCGGTGCAACCGAGTACCCGAACTGGCTGGACGCTGACCAGAACGCAGAAGCCATCGCGCGGGGAATTCCGTATCTGGCGACGCAAATCATCCCCGGGTTCGGTGCTGCGATCATCAATGAAGCTCGTATTGTGGACGGTCCAGTCCGCGCGTACGGGGATACCTCGAGTTTGGCGCGGGTCACTCTCGACGCCATGATCAATTGGACTCCAACCATTTAGGGAGAGTGGCCCACCATGGCCGTCTATAACACCCCGTGGGGCGTGCGCGAGCTGCCCGAAGATGAGGCGACGGGCCTGGGTAACCAGGTTCCCGGAACCGTGACGCTCGCGTCCGACGAAGAGGTTGCCGCGTGGCGCGAGTCGCGCGGCGAGAGCACCGTCACCGAGGCCGAAGGGGCGAACCCCAAGCCGGGCGACACCCCCGTTCAGACGGCCGGTAAGACCCCGGTCGTTCCCGTGCCGGAAGGGAAGTAAGCGACATGCCTGTTTCCTCGAGTGACCTCACGGTGGGTCCGTGTGACATCTACGTGGCGCCCTTCACCGACGCCACGTCGGCCGAACCTGCCACACCGACCACTGCGGCTGCCGCCGGCTGGATTTATGCCGGAGCGACCGACGGCGGTCTCAAGCTTGTGTTCGGCATGAAGTACGTGCAGCAGTATGTTGACCAGTCAGGATTTCCGCTGGCGTCATCGTTGGACCAGGCCGCCACCGCGGCCGCCATCCCGATGACGAAGGTCAATAGCACGAACTTCAAGACGCTCATGAACGGCGGCACGATCACCACCACCGGCACCGGCGCCACCGCGTTGGACTCGTTCGAGCCCGTGGCGGACCTTGTCGCGAACGATCCCATCTACTTCAAGATCCTGATCCGGGGCAAGGCACCCGTGTCGGATACCGGCTTTCCCGGGCAGAAACGCGACATCTTCCTGCGCAAGGTGCTGCAGGTGTCGGACCTGACCTACTCGGCGGACAAGACAAACAAGTCCATGTTCGCCGGTGTGTCGGCGATGTGCCACTTCGTCTCCAACACCATCGCCCCGTGGGGCATGAAGACGATGAACGCCACTGCGTAAGCAGTGACGAGAACGGCTCGGAGTCTCACAGCCCCGAGAGCCCGCGGCATCGGCCGATGCGCGGCGGGCACCCTACAATCCTTCTGTGAGAGGAAATCATGACTATCGACGTTCCTGACGCCTCGACCACTCCGGCCCCCGACCGCCAGACTGAAGATCTGTTCACCATGGGCGGCAAGACATACACCATCATCACGGACGTGTCGCAGGCCGAAACGCTGCAGCACCGCTTGAACACCATTGAGGTCGGCCCGGAGATGGCGATCGTGATTGCTGCCAAGTGGCTAATCAGCGATAGCGGATACCGCGTGTTCATGACGCGTGCGCTGAACGAGCCGAGCGCCGCCATGGACCACATCCTGGATACGTTGCTCACGGCGGTCACGTACAAAATCACGGGTGTGGTGCCGCCCAAAAGTGCCGGTGACGGAATCACCGGACGGGACCCCCGCCTGGCGGACGGAGAGTGATGCGTGGTTTGACCGCATCGCGTGGTCCGCACATCCGGAAATGCAGTCGGCGGTGGTGAGCGACCTATCCCGCTTTCACCGGCTGCTGCCTGCGGCGGTGGCCGATGTCGACCCTGGTACGTATTGGGCGTTGATCGAGTGCCTACCGGCGTACCAAGGCGCGTGCTGGCACACAGCGCAGCGATTGCTCGCAGAACCGGCCGCCGACGATATCCCTATCGACCCCGCGATGGCCGCGTTCCTGCAGCCGGGGGAGACGGTCACCAAGGTCAGTCCGGAGCAGATGGCCAGTATGACGTTCGTGTGAGGGGTGGACTGTGGCCGACGATGGTATCCGCGTAGCAAAGGCGTATATCGACATCACCACCAACGTCGACGAGACGATGGCGTCGACGCGGGAGAAGGTCAAGGCGTCAGCCGCGGGTCTTGAAGACGACAGCAAAAATCTAGGTGCGTCCGTCGATAAAGGCATGGCGGAGGGCATCGACAAAGGCGGGAAGTCCAAGGCTGCCGCCAAAAAGTCCGGCGAGGACTCTGGCAAGGCGTACGCAAAGGGCGCCTCCGACGAGATCAACAAAGACAAGTCGGTTCAGAAGGCTGTCCAAACCCAGAGCGGTTTTTCGGTGCTCGCGTTCGCGGGCATGTTCGCCGGTCTGCCTGCTGTGGCTGCCGCCAGCGCGTTGGCTATCGGCGCCTCGTTCGCGCTGCTTCCCGCTCTGTTCATCGGCATCGCCGCGAAGACGATCGGTTCGAACGATCAACTGGCGAAGTCGTGGACGGGCCTGCAGAACCACGTCACCGATTCGGTGAGCGGCATGGCCCAGGTCATGCAGGGGCCGTTCAACACGGCCGCCAGTGACCTGGGTGCGAGCTTCGATCGGCTGGCACCCCAGATCCAGTTGGCTATGGCTGATTCGGTGCCCGCGGTCAAGGTGCTTACCACGTCGGTGACCGACTTCGCCGAGAACGCCATGCCGGGCGTGCTCACAGCGGTGCGAAACAGCCAAGGTCCGCTACAGGGTTTCCAGTCGCTTATGGAGCAGACCGGCGCCGGCGTCGGCGACATGTTCACGAACATGGCCAAGGGCGCCGACGCGTCCAACCAGGCCATGCAGACCACCGGCGGGATCGTCCGGGACCTGACGGGCTGGCTAGGGACGCTGCTCGCCAACCTGACCAACGGCGGGAATGCGGTGCTACCGCAGTTCCGCGCGGCGCTAGGCCAGGTCGAGGGTGTCATCACCACGCTGACCACGAACGGGATGCCTGCGCTGCAGGGTGCGTCGTCCGGGTTCATCGGCACGTTCGGCGGCATGCTGGGTATCATCGGCGGTGTGGCGTCCGGGTTGGGCGCGTGGGCGGGTCCGCTAGGCAACGCTGCCGGGTCGCTGGGTGCGGTCAACACGGTGGCGAAGCTGTTCGGCACGAACCTCGGCGCGACCGGTTTTGGGCTCAACGCGTTCGCAGGCAGTGTCGATGCGGCTGGCAAGAAAACAACCCCATTCGGCACGGCGATGGAGAACGCCGACAAGAACGGCACGAGCAAGTTCAAGGCCGGTCTCAGCTCCATTGTGGATTCTGGTTTCAACCCACTGGGTTTGGCGATGATCGGCGGATCGCTGCTGCTGCAGCAGTTTGGCGAGGCGCAGCAGAAGGCAGCGGAGAAGGTAGCCGAGCACAAGCAGAACGTCTTGCAGCTCACTGATGCCCTACGCCAGGACAGCGGCACCATGGGCGACGCCACGACGGCGGCGAACAACAAAGCTCTGGCGGATAAGAATGCCGCGTCGAACCTGGCAGTTTTCGGCGGCACGCTGGCCGTGTCGCAGCTTGCTATCCAAGGCAACGCTGGTGCCATGAAGTCGTTGACCGACCAGTCCAACGGCGCCATCGCGGCGATCGGCAAGCAGTCCGGCTTGAGTCAGGATTCGGTCAAGGGGCTGCAGAGCCTCAATGCCCAGCTGCTGCAAAACGGCGGCACGTACGACGATGTCAAGACCAAGGTCTACGGCTACGGCATGACACAGGTCGGCGCTGCTGACGCCAACAACGTTGGCGCCAACTCCGTGCAAAAGCTCACAGATGCCCAGAAGCAGCAGTTGCAGGCATTGTTCAACGGTACGGGCGCGGTCGGTGAACAGGTCAAAGCACAGGCGGACGCGAACGCTGCGTATGCGCTGTCGGAGGCCAGTCTTACCGGGCTGACACAGGCCCAGGTGGCTAACCGAGACGCCACAAACGCTGCCACGCAAGCGACCTACGCCAGTCAGGACGCGAACCTGGCCCTCCGTGGCGCCGTCCAGAGCGCCGATACGGCGCAGGACAACTACAACAAGGTGAACGCCAACGCGAAGTCCACAGAGGACCAGAAGGCAAAGGCGCTGCTGCAGGTAGAGCAGGCATTCGCGGCGGAGGAGAAAGCAGCCGGCGCAGCGGCACAGGCGAACAGCACCGCGAACACGGCGGCCGGCAAACTCACCGACGGTTTGCGCGCGCAAAACTCGATGGCGGTTCAGCTTGCCGAGGGTTTCAAGGGCAATTTGCCACAATCGTTGCAGGATACCATAGGCAAGATGTCGGTGACTGAAGCACAGGCGGACGGGCTCAAGGTCACGATCAACAAAGTCGGGCAGGCGGTGTACCAGCTTCCCAATGGCAAGCAGATCGTTATCGACGGGCAGACCCAGGCGGCGTTGGACGCTATCAACGGGATCGTCCGGTATGCCAACGGCCAGGTTGCCTATATCCACATCCAGACGGTCGGTGGCTACCAGAACGTCGGCGTTGGCACCGGCGGCCGTGGTTCGATGAACGCAGCCGGCAACCTCTACGGCGCGAACGGGAAGAATCTCGGCTTCGCTGGCGGCGGGCTGCCCATGGCAACTGCTGCCAACCAGCTCTTCGGTGCGCAGGTGGTGCAGCCGGGCGACATGAAGTGGGCGGGCGACGCCAAGGTGCCCGAGCTGTTCATGCCCTTGGACAGCAGCACCAGGTCACGGGAGTTGTTGGCGGCCGCCAACCAGCTCATGCCCGCACCCAGCGGGTCGAGTGGTGGCGGCGGGTCGCCGATGATGGGTACGACGACCCAGGCTCCGAACGTGATCATCAACGTCTACCCCCCCGCCGGAGCAAGTTCGAGCGACACGGCCCAGCTCGTTTCCGCCGAAGTGCAATGGGCACTTCGCACACCGTGAGGGGACGACGATGCCCAGTGTGCTGACCTACCCGACGTACACCATCAACGGGTGGAACGCGGGGGTGCTGGACGACAACAACGCCATGTGGGGGGTGTCCACACAGGACGCTCTCAACATGCCAGCCCCCCGCATGCGCACAAGCCCCAAGCCGTACGCCGACGGCAGCAACCGCGCACCGTCCTTCCGAGACTCGCGTACGGTCACGCTGACAGGGTGGTGCTCCACGCAAGGCAGGCTTACGGCCCGGCAGGCGCGGGACCTGCTCGCACGCGCGTTTCCGGACGGCGGGCAGCAGGTGCTCACCATCGATGACGGGATCAACGCCCGGACCATCCTGGTCGAACTCGCGTCGGAGACGAAAGTGTCGTTCGGCGGGAATCCGTACCTGTTCCAGTGGACATTCAGCGTGTGGGCGGCCGACGGCCGGTACCAGGACGCGGCTGTGCAGACCGCCAGCACGGGCCTGCCGATCTTCAACAACGGCCTGGACTGGTCGACCGGTGGCGGTCTTAACTGGTCGACCGGTGGCGGTCTTAACTGGGGTAGCACCGCGAGCTCCGGTAGTTTCACCATGGCCAACACGGGAACGGCTGTGAGCTGGCCTGTGTTCACGCTCACGGGGCCGCTGACGTTGCCGACCATCACGAGCACTGCAGGTCAGATGATCTCGTACGGTGCCTCGCTGGGGGCTAGCGATAGCCTGGTGATCAGTACGGACCCGGCGAACAGGTACGTGCAGCTCAATGGCAGCGATCGATTCACGTTGCTCACATCCGCCCAATGGTTCCCGATCCTGCCTGGCAGCTCGGTGACCGTCGCGTTGGGCGCGTCCGGCGGCACAGGCGCACTATCGGCCGCCTGGTCGAATGCGAATTGGTAGAGAGGGCGACCGATGACGAACACTCCCGCCGTGATCGATGGCGCGTGGACACTGCAGTCACAGAACACCGCGCTCGAGGGCAGGCAACACGACGGGGCCTTCCTTACGCAGGCTAACCCGCAGGTTGCCAGCCCTGTCCCGATGCAGACGTGGCGCGGTGGTGTCATCGGCAGCACGAGCACCGCCGGTATCCTCACCGACTTTTACGTGCTCCCGGAAGCCAGTCCTTCGTTGAGCGTCCAGGTGTACCCCGGCAGTGCCGTGGTCAACCGCGCGGGCAACGCCGTGTACGTGGCGTACTCGACGTCCATCGTGCACCCCGTCGCGTCCGACGCGAACGCCACCAACCCGCGGCTGGACGCGCTCGTGCTGCGTGTCCGGGACACCGCGCTGAGCGATCCCGGTCCGCTCGGCGGTGACGTCGAGTTCATCGACGGGACGCCCGCTGCCAGCCCGGTGCTGCCCACCATCCCGGCTGGCTGCCTGCTGATCGCCGCGGTGCGTGTCAATGCGCTGGCGACCACCATCGTGGGCGGCAACATCACCCTGATGCGCAAGTCCGCCGCGTTGAACGGCACCGTGCGCCGGTTTATGGACACAGGGGCCGGTGACCTGCTCGCCGATGTGGGTTTCCGCGACGGCGAGCTGCGCGACACGGGCACCACGCTCGATCGGTGGAAAGACGGCACCGGCTGGGTCACCATCCTGACCTATGCCGACAGCGCGACCGTCGTCGTCGGCGGCAACCGCTACGTCACCGGCACCACGCTGGCCACCACCTCGAGCGGCACCGAGATCCTGACCGCCACGGGCACCGGCAACTTCCCGGTCGTCAATGGCCAAGCCTATGAAATCGAATGGGGCTTCGCGCACCAGTTGTCCATTGGCACCGACGTGTTCAAGATCCGCATCCGGGACACCAACGTCTCCGGCGCAATCCAGCTTGAGGACGATATCCAGAACGAGCCGATCAACCAGCCACTGGTCAAGACGTACAAGTTCCTGCTCAAACCGACCGCGACGACTACCCGTAACTTCGTGGGCACGTTCTCCCGATTGTCGGGTACCGGAGGTTTGGACTCCAAGGCGGACGCCACCGGCCGCTCGTACTTCAAGGTCACCAGGCTCGGCCCGGCAAGCCTGATCACGGACGTGTGAGTCGTGGCCTTCCGCCGCGCGCTAGCGCTATCCACGGCCCCGGGACCGATCGGTACGCCGGTCCCGGGGTACACGGTCCTGGTGTTCGACACCACGAGCGGTCGTGTGCTCGGTCCCGCCGAACTGCCGATCAGTGCGCCACCGACGTGGGCCCGACTGATCAACACCAGCAGTGCCGGGCAAGTAATTATGCCGCTGCAGTCCCAAGGCACGGCGTGGGCCGCGGACCCGCGCGCACTGCGCGCGCTGATGATTCCCTGGCGATTCTCGATCGCCGTTCTGTGGGGCACGTACGTCTGCGCAGCAGGCCCGATCACCTCGTACCCCGTCGACGACTCCGCAGGGTCGGTGCAGGTCAGCTTTGGCAGCTTTTGGTCATTGCTGAACCGGCGCAACCTGCACAGCCTGGCGTACAACCCGGACACGACACTGATCACAAGCGCGACGGCGAACGTTACGTTCACCGGGCAGCTCTGGGATATCGCGGCGGACATCGTGCGTACAGCCGTGGGCTACACGGGGCGTGCCGGCGCGGCGCTGCCCGTCGATGTGCCGGCGGACAGCGGCGCCGGGACGAACACCAGGACGTACAACGGGTACGACCTGGCCGCAGCCGGGCAGCGGCTCACCGAACTCACCCAAGTAGACGGTGGCCCCGATGTGGACTTCGCGCCATACCTAGTGAGCGTGCCGGGGAGTGGCCGGTTCATCCGGTACCGCATGGCCGTCGGCCAGCCGTATATCCAGCAAGCTGGCGGCGCGGTGACGTTCGACTACATGTCGTCAATCCAGGCGCTGCCGTTCGATGCCGACGGGTCCAATGTGGCCACGACGGCATGGGTCAAGGGAGCGGGCAACGAGTCCGCCCAACTGGCGGGGTATGCCAGCAACAGCGCCTTGGTGACGAACGGGTGGCCCATCTTGGACTATGTGGACAGCGCCCATTCGTCCACTTCGGACACTGCACTGCTGAACTCGTATGCCGTCGCCGACTTGGCGTTGTACAGCAAGGCGGTGGAGACCTGGAAACCGCAGGTGCGTGCGGACGCCACGTCTCCGCTCGGGTCGTACGACCCGGGTTACTTCGCGTCGTACAATGTGATCGGGCATCCGTGGATTCCTAGCGGTCTGTATTCCGTCCGCATCCTCGGTTTCGGCAACGGAAGCGATTCCAACACTATCACGCACGCGCTTGACGCGAGAGGGGCATTCTGATGGTGAACACGCCTGATGTCAGTCTCGGTGACGGCGGCGCCATTGTTAGTAAATTCAAAGCCCAGGATCAGGCTATCGACGAATTAGGCCGACAATCGAAGTTTCCGTTCTCGGCTGGTCCCGCCGGTTCGTTCACCATCAAACCGGACCCGACCGTGGTCAATCCTGCCACGGGGCTGCCGATGACCGACACGACAGTACGATTTGACACTGGCGTTGCTGCGATGGCTATCCAGCCGGGCAATGCTATGTACGGCAGTAAGCAGATCATGGTTCTTCGGGACTTGGCGGGCACGTCGGTGTACACCACGGATGAAGCGGCGGGCTACGGTCTGTCGAATCCGACACTGGCTTTCACACTATCCGGGTACGAGAGTGCGGGGCCGTCGCTGCCCACCACACGGGGCACCGCTCTTGTCGTGGGTGGCGGGACATCGTTCGCCTATAATCCGTGCTGGCACGCAGCTATGCGCTTGCGGTTTACCAACGGCGCAACCACGGCCACCGCAGTGGCATGGTTGCGTATTTCGGACGGGAACAGTGGCGCTACTCTGTACGAGTCGAGTGACCAGAACTTTTCTATCAGCACAAATGTTTTTGATGTTGAGATATTCGAGCGAATGGTATTGCTGTCCGCGGCGAACATGGGAAACCGTCTCAAAGCTGAGGTGTTTCTCTATGCACCTACTGGCACTTCACTAACTGTCCAGGGTTTCACCACCGTAGCCAACGGCGTGTCCAAAGGGTTCTATGATTTGCTACCGTCGCTTCACTAGATAAAGAATAGGCGGGGTGACCATGGGCGACACGATCGGCTCGCTTGCGCAATTCGGAGTGTCTGGTCTGCTGCTCGTGGTGATCCTGGTCATGGGTGTCCAGTGGACTGCGTCCATCCGTCGCGCCAACAGCGAGGCAAAGGCACGCGGGGAGAGATACGATGCGGTATTGCGTGCCGCGGACGAAGACCTGGTGCAGCTCACAGCCCGCATGGACCGGCTACAGACGGCGTTCGACAAGCTACAGGGCGAACTCGACGGCGAACGAAAACGACGCTTCGCGGCGGAAGAACTGGCCAGTGTGCTGACACGACAGCTTGGGACCCAGCATGGATAACCACACGGAGCAGTCGACCGGATTCGGCCCGCCGCCTGCCATTCTCATGCCGAAGTGGCCCGCCATCGCCGGCACCGCCATCGGTGTGGTTCTGGTGGTGCTGATCACCATCATCCTGTTCGTCACCACGCACCGCGCCAACACAGCGCAGGTCTCCGCCGACACGGCCAACGGGCGCGCCGACACCAGTAACGCGCAAGCGCAGTCGCTAGCTGACCGCGTCAAGGCAGCCTGCGGTCAGCCGGACCGCGGCGGCCTGTCGGCATCCGCGTGCAACGAGGCAGACGCTGTCAAGGCCAACCCCCAGCCCGCTCCGGAACCGGGGCCGGCCGGCACGAACGGGGTCAACGGTCTGCAGGGCCCGCGCGGCGCGGACGGACTGGTGGGTCCTCCGGGCAACACCGGGCCGGCCGGCCCCGCCGGCGTGCTGGGTGCGATGGGGCTGACGGGCAACACCGGACCGGCCGGTCAACCGGGAGCGGCCGGTGCCACGGGCGACGCAGGCCCTGCGGGACCAGCCGGTCCCGCAGGTGCTGCCGGCAGCACCGGGCCCGCCGGTCCCCAAGGACCGCAGGGCGACAAGGGCCCCGCACCCGTCGCGGCCATGTTCATCGGTCAGTACAGCGCAGGCGTCCTGGTGCCAGGCTCGTGCACCTACGTGGTGTCCTACAGCGACAGCACGCAGTTCCCAGCCAGCACCCCCGACAGCAACTGCTCCGCAACCCAGCCTTAGGGAGGCGACATGCGCACGATGTACGACAGCGTTACAGCGACGAACATCCCGACCACCGCAGCGATGGTGGCGGGCTACGTCTCCGGCCGATACACCTGGTCGGCCGCGGATTGGGCACGGTTCCCGAACGCGGTCAAGGTCCGCATCGCCACGCAGGCGAGCGTGATGGACGGTCACGTGCTCGACGTCGAACCGGGCGACGCCACTCCGGCGGAAGCGGTCGACTGGGTAATCAGCCGTCGCAAGGTCGGGATGGACCCCACCGTCTACTGCAACCGCAACCCAACGACCGGGCTGCCTGCGGTGCAGGCCGCGTTCCGGGCGCGCGGTGTGGCGGAGCCGCACTACTGGGTGGCGACGGCCAGCAAGACGGCCGGCGTCATCGCGGGTTCGGTCGCCACGCAATACATGCTTGACTACCGGCCACCCGGCTGGCCAGGGACCGTGGATATCAGCAGCGTGGCCGATGTGTGGCCAGGCGTCGACACGCAGGGAGTGGCAGAGATGGAACTGACCGACAACGTCAAGCTCGTGAGCTGGGGGCCGAACCCGCCCGCCAGTGCCAACGTCAAGAGCGTGAACAACGTTCTCGCCGAAGACAACGCGCGGCTCTCCAACATCGAAAACTGGCTTCGGCCCCCGGGAACCGGCGCACCCACCGGCGTGCTCGCGGCGCACCTCGACGCGCTCACGGCCCAGAACTCGGCATTGATCTCCGCCGTCGCCGCGCTGGCGTCGAACCCGGACATCACGCCGGACCAGATCACTGCCGCACTGGACGCGGCCGTGGCGGCACACCTCAAAGTCACCGTCGCGGTGAGCCCCACCGCGTGACCCACCGCAACCCCATCAACCAACCCACGTGGGAGGCCATCGTGTTCACCACCCTCGCTCGTTACCGCAAGGCCGTCGCCGCGGTGCTAGCCCAGCTGCCCGCGCCAACGGTGCTGGGTATCCTGGCAATCTTTCACGTGCACGTCGACGCGGGCACGGTGGCTGCCATCCTGGCGGCCGCGTCGGCGATCCTGACGCCGGCGGCCGTGGCGACGGTCGCCAACCACGAGCCGGTGACCATCGCCAAGCCGACTGTCGTCTAGCCGGTCAGGAGGTACGCTCGTGTTCAGCCATCACCCGTCCCACCACCAATCGGTGCTGTACCGGTTGGCGAATCTGGAGGCCCACGTGTCCGACATCGTCCAGGCGGAAGCCGACCTCGACCAGGTCTTCGGCGACATCCTCGAGGAGGTCCGCTCGCTGCGCTCGCAGGTCGCGAACGGCTCGAGCCAGTCCGCCGTGCAGGAGGTGGCCGACTCGATCGAGGCGAAGATCGCCGCCTTCCGGTCCGCTGACGCGGCTCCGGCCGACGGCAGCACTCCGCCCGTCGTGGCCGACCCCGGCACGGACGGGCCCACACCGACGGATCCTTCCGTGCCGGTCGTCGACGCGGGCGTTTCCCCCTCCGCCTGATCGTCGGCATACGAAAGAGCCCCCGCCTCTGCCAGTCTCTGGCGAAGGCGGGGCTCTTTTCTGCGTTACGCGTCCGTGCCGGGGCCGATCTTCCGCTGACTCTCGGTCCGCTGCAGCTCGGCGAAACTCTTGGGCTTGCGCCGGAACAAGGCACCGGCCGCGAGCACGTTGCGCGTCTCGAAGTCCAGCCGGTTGCGCTCGATCGGGCTGAGCTGGCCGCGGTCGGTGGCGGTAATCAGCCGGGCCGTGCGATCCGTTGCCCGACCCGCCTTTTGGCGCCGTTTCTCGACCTGGTCGAGGTTACCGGCCGCCGAGAGCACAACCCAGCCGAACCGCGCTACGGTGCGCACCGTCTGAAGCTTGTCCTGCTCGAGGTGTTTCTTGGCCTCGAGCATCACCGACCGCAGGACCTGGCTGTCAGCCTGCCAGTCGAGCCCCAGAATCTCCGCCAGTTCTTGGAGCGTGACATCGTCGCCCGGCTGCTTGGTGAGCACCAGGTCATAGGCGTAACGCCACCGTGCCTGGACACCGTCGGCAGGCGTGTATGGAGCGGTCACGGAGTCACCGTCGCAGTGAACTTGCCGTAAAATCGTCGGTAGTCACCCAGCCCGATCATGCTTCCGGCCTGATCCACGATGGACGTGAATTCGTCCACGTCCAGTACGTCGGTGCTGATGTCGCAATCGAAAGAGAACCCCCACCGTGGGAAAATAGGACGCGTCCGCGCGATCCTTTTGCCCATGATGTTGACCATTCGCCTGTCAACGAACTGACTGGTGCCGCCCCCCCACAGTTCGTCGGGGTCCGACGGTCCGTCGAACTGCAGCGGGTAGCGCGAACCGTGGGTGATAAGCCCACGCTCGATCTTCTTTCCCGCGCGGTTGATCGATGCAGCCTGCATGAGCGCTCGGAAGATGTTCTCAGCAGGCATGTAGATACCGATTTCCTCAGCCCAGTACAGCCCGCCGAGGAATTCCAGCCGACTCATTTCCAGGTTGTCCTCGTCAGTCTTCTTCCGCTTGGAGGAGATTTCCTTGATGGACCTGGTGTACGTGTTCAAAGAGTCGGCGAGCTGAATATTGTGGGTGATCAGCGGTTGTGTGCCGATGATGTCGATGTGCATTGCGGTGTCTCCCTGGTTGTGCAGTCCTCGGAGCCGTGAGTCCCTTGTGGAGTCTGCTCGTGCTGCGTGCGGGGGACCGGAATCGAACCGATCCTGCAACCATTCCCGCGCCTACTGCTCCCTGCCCTGCCTCGCCACGCCGCGCCGCGCCGGGCCCAGCCCTGCGCTCCCGTCTCCGGAGTCGAACCGGAGATAACGACCATCCGGGAAACCTATCCCTTGCCGAGCCTGGCCTAGCCTGGCCTAGCCTAGCCCTGCGCTCCCGTCTCCGGAGTCGAACCGGAGATACGACCATCCGGGAAACCGTTCTGCTGATAGGAGGACGCTACTCGCTCTGTCCACAACTGTCAACATCTATCCCTTGCCTTGCCGAGCCGGGCCGAGCCTAGCCTAGCCCTGCGCTCCCGTCTCCGGAGTCGAACCGGAGATACGACCATCCGGGAAACCTTCTGTCAAGCGATGGCGCTCACCAACGCGTCGACGCCTTCGTATGAGCCGAAGACGACACCACCAACCGCGACGATCAGCAGCAGCGCGAACAACGAGCATCCTTTCTTTTTCTGCGAACCGAGAATCAGCTTGCGATTCTTTTTGGCGATTCGCCTGGCCTTGCTCCGCTGCCCCTTGCGTTGCGCCTTGGCGATGTCGTCGATAGCCCGCCGCACCGTTGGCATCTGGGGGAGATCCTTGTCAATGTTCGCGCGGAGTTCGGAGAGGCTCCCCCCCAGCATCCGCATGATCTCTTCTGATTCTTTCTCAGCTTGATGATCGGACCACTTACTCGCGCGCTCTTCGGCTGCTGCCGATTCATACGCTGCCTGGTCTCGCGCCTCGCGGCGACGTCTGTTGATCTCGGCGATCTCGCGCCGGACCCGGTCCCGCTCTGACTCTGCCATCTGACTGCCCTTCGTTGTCGGTCAGTAGGTATATCGCCAGAGCGGGACCGGGTGTTACGCCGTCAGCCGAACGGGTTCACGTCACCGGCCGGAGCCGGGTTGGTGTACGGCGACTGGACGGGCCGCTGTGGCTGCGCGGCCCACGGGTCGGGCGTCACCGCGCCGCCAGCTTGCTGCACCGGCTGCACGGGCGGGGCCGCCTGCTGTCCGGCCGTCGTGCCGAAGAACGCGGACTGATCCGCGACCTGCGGTGGCGCCTTGGTGTACTTGGCCTTGAACGCACGCATGTTCGCCTTGTCGATCTGCCGGTCGCCAACATAGGCGATGCGCAGATCGCCACCGACCTCGAGGGTTTTGGCGTCCACCGCGGCCAGCGCCTCTTTGATAGCGTCCACCATGAGCCCCTTGACGTACAGCACGCGGTGGCCATCGTCTTCCGGGTTCAGCGGGTCACGCTCGTCCGTGCGCAGCAGAATAGGCAGCTGCATTTTCGGCTGCCCCGCCCGGGAACCCTTGTCGTACACGGCCGGCAGCTTGGTGTTGTAGTCGATCTGCTGCGACATTTTCTTGATCTCGAGCACGATACCGCCCTTGATCACTCCGATCTGCGATCGGTCACCGATCTGACCGAACGAGATACCCTTGCCGCCGCCACTGTTCTCGGTTTGGAATGTGTCCCAATAATTGTCAGACATAGACGCATACCTTATCTATTAATTGTTAACGGGAAACTCAGATGCCCGCGAGGGACTTCATGCGGGCAATGCCCGCCTGGTTGAGCGCGTCCGACCACACCAGGTGGTGAACCTTCGTGGCCTCCTGCCAGAGCGCGCCCAACGCGGCTTTGTCCGGCGCGTCGGCGATCAACCGCAGATAGTGCGCCTCGGCGGGCACCGCCGCGGCCGCCGGCGGGTCGTCGAACGGGTTCGCGTTCGCCGCCTGGTGCACGGCGTACGCCTGGTCGGCCGCCACCAGGGACGCGCTCGGTGTCGCGGTAGCGACCGTCGCGTTCGGGTACCCGGGCACGGGGTCCGGTATGACCGACGCGCCGACCACCGCAGCGGACTGCGCCGGAGCGGACGGCGGCCCGCCCGCCGCGCGCAGCCGGATGATGTCGGCCGCCAGCGCAGACCGGTACCGCTCGAGCTTGGCGCCCGGCTCGAGCTGCCGGAGGATCGACTGCAGCTCTGCCTTCGGCCGCTTGGCGAGCTCGTCTACGTCTTCGTTACCGGCCGCGGGCTGCCCGGCTCGAGCCGCCTGCATCCCAGGGTCTCGCGACTCCGTGACCGGCGGCATCGCCTTGGCCTGCTCGATCTGCTCCGGCGTTGGCATCCACCCGTTGTCAGGCGTGCCGGCCGGCGTGGTCGACACGATCGCTCCGGCGGGCTGTTCGGCTCGAGCCACCTGCACCGGCAGTTCCGCGAACGGATCGACCGCGCCCGGCACGGATGCCAGCACCGGCACCGCGGGGGCTGGGGTCTGTGCCACCGCCAGCTGCTCGGCTGTCGGCTTGGGATCGAGGTTGGCCGGCGTGTGACCGGGCAGGAACGGGGCGAACCACGTCTTGGTCTTCCGGGCCTGCGAGGCTTCGGCGGCGACGCGCGCGGCCCAGTACCCGGCAATGATGTTCACCTGGTAGATGGTGCATTTCGCCTCGCCCACCGGGAGATGGAAGACCAGCGCGATATCCTTACGGACGTTAGGCATCGGCTCCCACTGCGACGTTTCGTAGTTGCGCAGCACCCGCGAGTACGCGTAGGTCGCCAGCTGAATGGCGATCTTCATGGTGGCGTACTCGATCGAGCCGGTTTTCTTGTCGCCGACCACCAACGACCCATCGGCGAGCTGGTAGATACCGTCGAACCGGCCGGCGACGTCAAAGTCCTCGTTGAACGCCACCCGCTCGGTGAAGTGGGGCAGCTCGGTAATGCCGTTGCGGGCGAGCTCGTTGCGGTAGGCAGCCACGTCCGCGTGGAACTGCGGTGGCACCGTTGCCGGGTCGCGACCGGGTTCGGTGTAGGCGTGCAGCGCCGTGCCTAGGTTCGCCTTGACCCCAGCCCCCGCCGCGTCCTTGGCGGCCTTGGTGACCTCGTTCAGCGAGCGCTTGCCATCCTCACTGCCCGGGTCGGTGACGGCTGCCGCCAACGCCAGGAGGTCTGGCCTGCGTGCGAGACCGGCCGCCGTCATGCGCTCGCCCCACGCCGCCAGGTTGTACGTGTCGTCGAGGATGCCGGCGAACGTGGTCACCCGCTGGTGCGGGTACTGCTTTCCGCCCTCTTTGCCCGGGTAGGGGAGCAGGTAGCGGCCCCACGAGCCGCGCGGTGGTTCGGCCCTGTTGGCCGCGCCCGGGTCAGCGAAAAACTCCGTCTGGTCTGTGTCGGTCACGAGTGGGGTTGCCTCTCAATCGGTGGTGCGTCGGGACGGTAGCAGGTGCCACCGACAGAAATTCAGGCTAAGCGGAACGGTCGAGACGGCTGCTGATCTGTGCCTCGGCTCGGACGTCGTCGGAGACAGCGCCACCTAGCGGCATGCGGTCACCGAACAACCCGTTGTCGGGTGTCAGGTCGGCGAGATGCCGGTCGAGGATGTTCGTGTCCCGCACCGCTTCGGCGGTCAGCTGCAGCTCGGTGGTGGTGGCGCGTCTCATGTGCCGGTCGAGCGCAGTGTTTATCAACGATGTCGCCTGCGTCAGCTCGGTGTGGCATTTCCCGCACATCGTGTCTCCTCTGTCGGTCAGAGTTTGTTTGCTTGTTTAGGGATTAGCAGGGCCCGGGTTCTTGGTGAACGCCACGGCGGTGACGCGGTTGTCCCAGGGCCCATGACCCTGCCGTCGCAGCGTCTCTGCCCAGGCCGCGAACACGGCTGCTGCCTGAATGAGTTCGGCGTAGAGCGCAGGACCGTCGTCCTCGGCAAGGGCCTCTTCGATTTCCTCGAGCGCGATGCCGTCCCATGACAGCAAGTCCAGGTCGACACGATTGCCGTTGACCTGTTTCCACATATTGGCCTGCTCGCGGTGGAATTCCCGGTAGCTCTCCCGGTTCACATTGCTCGGGATACTCGGGTGATTCTGTTCGCCCCACAAGTCATCCTGGCGTTCACGCTCTTCGAGCACGTCACCCAGCACGGTCATGGTGAGCTGGTTCCACTTGGCCATATCGAGCCTTCCGATCTTGAGCGGATGTTGCGTACCGGTCCTTACACCCATTGAGTTCAGCAATCGGGATTCTCGTCCACAGTGGGTTACTTCTCCTCTTCAGTGGCGACCGGGCGGCCGTGAACATCAACCTCGACGCATGGCGTGATGACGCGCGGCGCCTTGGACTTGGCGGTTGAACCGGTGACCGGCTGGAGCTCGGAGAGCAGTACACCGACGGAGACGAACTTCGTGGCTTCGGAAGGCCGGCGCCGCACTCGTTGGTGGGCTCGAAGTCCTCATAAGACGGCATCGAACCAGGGCTGTAGTCGGTACCGCGGCCGGTGGTCCACTGATCGTTGACTGCCTTGTACAGAGTCGCGATGCCCTTGCTGACGTCTACACCGTGGTATTCGCACCAGGTTTCGGCGTTGCCTTCGTCCACCGTGGTGTGGTCAATGAGTACTCCACCTTCGAGGGTGACGTGACCGGAGTGCAGGTGAACAGCGACATGTGTGGTGGCGCGGACGGTCGCCGAGCCGGAGGCGCGGACGGTCGCCGAGCCGGTGGCGCGGACGGTCGCCGAGCCGGTGGCGCGGACGGTCGCCGAGCCGGTGGCGCGGACGGTCGCCGAGCCGGTGGCGCGGACGGTCGCCGAGCCGGAGGCGCGG